CGATTGCTAGCATGATCATCATAGAGAAGAACATATTATATCTCCTCTACGATGCTCGGCTAATGGGTCCAGAAGGGTCATCTTGATTGTACAGTTTGGGGGACTGTACAGAGGTCAGATGACGCTCAGGACGCCGGCGCTGATAGTGAATCCACCCAGTGATCAGCCCGATATTAATCAGGGATGACACTAGCAGAAGAGTCGAAATGACTCCTGATAGATACCAGTACCACATGTTAGTGACTCCTTGGGATGTAAAGCTGGACTACGAAAGCCAAAGCTTTGAACTTGTTGGTGATTGATTTGAACATTATGAAAGCCTTTCTAAAGCTCTATTATGGATAGATGGGTAAGTCCCTGTATTCTGCAGCATAACCACAGAATACAGGGGACAACGGACAGGGTCAGAAAGGACACTCAAAGAGAACCGAGTTAGCCCAACGGCACTCGGAAATCAGAAAGTCCTTGAACTCTTCGACCTCAAGACCAAGACCAAGAGATCCGCAAACAGGGGTGTTGGTACGATTGTTGTAAATCGTAACAGAACCAGTGTTCACATTGACTCGGTAAGCCGGGATTTCACTGCGCTTACGGGCAGGTGCAACCAACCGCTTACCGTCCTTGGAAACACGGGACTGGCAAATGGTCAAGATAACCATCCAGTACTTGGTTCCAGACTTGTTGGTCTTGGGGAAAGCCAGCAATGAACGCACAGCAGTCTGGTCCACATCAGTGAACACATTTGTGAACTGCGCGTAGAAATACGGCTTTCCTTTGATGTCAGTGCGATGTTCAGACTTGCGAACACCACGATGGATTGGGGACAGCACATTCATCGTTAAGCCTCCTTAGGCAGGGTTTTGTATGTGCAAGGTAATCATGAACCAGGGTCTGGCTCATATCTTATAGAACTACTCAAGACCAGCGAATCCTGAAGGGCAGGGTATTTTACGAACCGCGCAGGGATTAGACACAGTAAGATGGGGGACATAATACTGGAAACCATTGAGGCTAGATTATAAAGCAGCTAACTTTATAAACTACTTGCAACCAACCGAAGGATTCATCTGTAGATAATAATCAATCAATAGTCACTGATATCGTGGCATCCTACTTGTAGGTTATCTAGAAACCTAACTGAGTGCAGACGAGTCTATATTGATTCTTGAGTATAGTGGATGTGCTGGGAATCGAACCCAGATGATAGATATTGGCGAACCGCAATCTCGAAACCTATCACACCCGTAGTAGTATACATACTAGACTTACACTACGCGTATACCAGGCGTAGCTTAATATAGGCTCTAGTCAGACCCACTCTATAACATACCCAATGAGTGCACCATTGGCCAATGCTGCAGCATTAGATGTACTACGTATAGAGTCGTAGTACAAGATTATTCGTTGAGAAGAGCGTTGGTATCCACGATTTCGGGCGAGTGGATGTTACCGAAGGCTCCATTGATGGCACGAGCAGGCTTGCCATCCGAACCAATCACCGATCTGTAACCAGAGGTGAAGGAACGGAAAGAATGAAAGCTCTTGCCAAGAGCCTTCTTCACTGCACGGCGACGAAGATTCTTCGTCTGGAAGGCGACCTTACGGTCTTCCTTGGTTGTCATGATGTACCTCCTGTACATTGGTTATTGACAAATGGAATCGCCGGCAAATGCCAACGATTTGAGAATATCGCAGGGAAGAACTATCTCTATCTTATATATAATAAAGTAAGAGATAATATCATATCTACCTAAAGAGACAGATAAGGGGATTGGTAGCAGATATCCATAAGACTCGATATATCGGTCCTGTATAGGAACAATACTAGTCCTGTATATGGGTTCCCCCCTGCGAGAGCTAACTATTTGCATTTGTCCAACAATATTGCTATACCAACTAAGCAATGTAGGACGCAAAAGGTTAAGCTACTTGTTACGATCTTGCAGATTTTTGACCATTCAGGCGAGATTATCTGCGAACTCTAGGGTCAGCGATTTGAAGCGTATTGGTATCTAGGGGCTCAGTTCCTCTAACGTTACTTTATGCTTCAGGCTACATACAATCTTGATGCGATTGTGCTGTTATTTATTGCGGGGCCCATTCCGCAAAACTTAGTCCTTGTTAGGACAGTGCCCATTGATGAGAAAGCGCGTACTACGAACGCAGCCATATTCATTCATGCGGGCAGACATCTTTGCAATATGCAGCTTATCTCCAGGAATACGGATATAAGGCTTACCAAAGATGCCAGCGATCAAACGGCCAAAGCCATAGCTAATATCAGATAGTTCATCTCTGAACTCTGACATAGAGCGTGCAGACCACAGTTCGTAGAACTCGCCACGAACTTTATTATCTACAAGCTCTCTACTAAAGATGTCCGCAAATGCTTCCTTGAAGCCACGAACATCTATACAGTTACAAAACTCAACTGTCATTATATCATCTTTCTATTAAGGGTATATGTAATACTAGAACGAAATCCATAACTCTCGCGTATTCCCGGGAACTGCCACCGATTGGCAGCAGAACCCGGGAAACACGGACGAGAAGGGCGTGTTGGTGTGGACTAGAGTCCCTCGACGGAACCCGTGGACATCTCGAAGAACCGACGGGCAGCGAAACGGTCGGGATTGACCGTGGCTGTCTGGTAGAGAACGCCCGAGTTGTCGCCGTTACCCCAAGTCGGCTCCGAGTAGCGGATGGACTGGGGCACGAACTCGATGGCGAAAACGGTGCCGTTCGCAGCGCACTCGGCGAGACGAGCAACGATGCGGTGGTACATGGACACAGCACCCTCTGCGAGAGGCTTGCCATCCACACCCATATCGGTGCGGAACCACAGTTCAACGGCAGACGAGAAACGGCCAGGGATTTCCCCGTCAGCCTCGGTGGTCCAGTCCAACGGAGCGTGACCCTGAAGGTCGTGCACCGTGCACAAGAACGCACCAGACTTGCCGTCACCCGACATCTTCGGGACGATGTTGCGAGCCGTGGAACCCTTACCCCACGACACACCATTGATGATGACCTGCATAGTGATACCTCCTAAGGTTCAATGAATAGAGCAGGATGACCCAAACAAAGCGGAACACACGAAACGCGCGACCGCCCCGCAGGGGCCCCTAAGGCATTTAGAATAAAGTAATATAAACTAAAGATATATATAATGTATTAAAATCTATATAAAAGAATTGGGGATTAGTTGGCGGCAGCCAACTTCTCCCTCTGCTCGCGCAGCTTGGCGAGTGCGACCTGAGTCTGCACACGCTTGAGCTTTGCAATCGCAGCCGAACCCCAAGCAGATGTCTGCTGATCCGCAGCCTTGAGCTTTGCGGTGAGGTTCGCAATCTCAGCTTCGCTGAGATGCGCCTTGAGCTGACCAGCAAGCAGGACGATGAAATCGTACTGCTTCTTGCTCAAAGGCTTGATGTTCTGTGACTCGGACATGTTGTCTCCTTCTCTAGTCGGGTCTCTAAAACATTTATAAAATAAAGATATATAAAAAAGATTCCACAGAACCGTCATCGACGACGGTTCCGGGAACGAAGGAATGCAGCCTTGATCTCCAGCAGCTTGAGATACTGCTTGTTGCTGAGATCGCCTTTGATCCAGAACAACTTGTACATCACATCACAAAACTTGATGTGTGAGTTGTCTCGAGCAAAGTCAAGAGCTTCATCCTTCATCTTGGCTGATACCCAATCTGAAGTCATACTGACCACCTCCACTAAAACCTTTATAAAAGATATATAAAGATTGCCAATCCATAGGACGTCAATCTAAATAAATCTAGATCATCCGTAATTCCTATGGATAAGAATGGAGTGTGTTGTCCATCTCTATAAAACATTTATAAAATAGGAAACAAACAGCACTATTGCAGCATCCTGCAAGCCTTCGCGGCTATTTGTTCCAATCACCCAGACAGCGATCTATAAAACATTTATAAAGATATAAAATAAACCGAATCAGTACCCTAAAAGGGTACATCATCGGAAGAGCCAGTCAACGCTGTCTCAAGAGAACGAACGGACTCACGAAGACGAGCAATCTCGGCCTTAAGACACTGAATGCACGTGATGCTAGGCACCTCGTCCATATCCCACGAAAAGGTCTCGCACTTAAACATGTGAGTAAACTCACTGTGGTGCTCCACCATGTGGAATGTATCTCCGACACGAGCAAACTGCTCCTCAAACGTAAACGGTTCCGTTACGTAATCACAATGGCAAACGTGTTCTACCATGTTAACCTCCTTGGTCTATAAAACATTTATAAAATAAACGAGGAATCCCCAGCCTAAGCCGGTTCATCCTCGCAGCACTTGTGGTCATCCTTCGTGCAGCCAGCCCACTCACACGTTGTGCAGTAGTCGTACTTGTGCTCCATCTGAGAATCACAGTGTTCACAGGTCCAATACATGTTGACTCCTTCCAGTCCCTAAAACATTTAAAAGTATATGAATACGACAAATAGCTACTGCACCGTTCTTAAACGGGTAAGATCAGCAGCTACCAACAAGAAAACCGCTTAGCGGAACTGCACGTCTGCAGCGGAATGAGTTCTTGTTTGAGCCTTCTCTTCCACTATAAAATTTAAAAAATATAAAGCATGAAAGTTAACCCAGCCTAAGCCAGGTCAACCTCATTGGCTAAACGCAATAACACATCTCCATGGCAGCCTTGAGGTGCACAAAAGCACACCAAGTCTTTGCCACGAAGTTCGTGCAATGCTTGCATTAAATGTGGTTGCGTAACAACCCAATCTTCATACTTACGAATCACGTCTTCACGTGTTCCATCCTTGCCAATCACAAATGGGTTACCCCACTTAGTTGGCCTGCCAATGTACACAGCACTAGGTGGTGCCGTCTTCTTATACTTATTGTGTACTCTCACAATAACTCCTATCTATCTATAAAAACTTTATAAATATATATAAAAATGGAAGGGTTACTCCCCGCTTACGCGGAGAGCTCCTCCTTTGCCTTGTCAACTGCAGTAGCAGCCAAGCCAATCGACATGAAGATGCCAAGGATGAACATGTTCACCTTGTACACCTTCCAGAACGCCTTCCAATAGGACATGTCGTACCTCCATGATAGTGACTCTAAAACGTTTATAAGGTATATATAAAAATGAATGGAGTCAGCGCAAGCGCTTCGTCCAAACGGTCCAGGCAAAGCGAAGCTCTGCCGGGTTCTTCCACGAACGGATGTAGAGTCCGTACTCTTCCTGTCCGTGGATACCGATGTTCTTGAACCACATGGTGGTCTCCTTTCATCTCTAAAAACTTTATAAAAAGATATATAAAAACCCAGACTAGACTCGAGCATACAAGGGGCTCGAATCTAGTGGGCCGGTCAAGGCAGCTGCAGCCTGTCACCGGGCATGATGATTACTCCGTACTCGTCTACCAACTGACGAATAGCGGTCATCACGCCATCAGTACAATGCTGCTGCGCAATTGACCAGATGGTCTCACCAGTTGCGACAATGTGCAGAGCACCGTCACACCTAGCAGGAGTCTCTTGCGAGACATCCTTAACAACCAAATAGAAGAACAATGATGCAACGAGTGCAACCATGATTCGCCGACGAATGTACATAATGTACTCCTTCCAGTAGTGGATCTATAAAACCTTTATAAAAAAAGAAAATAACTCAGCCTAAGCTGAGTCATCTTCGGGGAAATGTTCTTCTTGTGCGACTTCGTCACAAAGAGAACAAACAAACACATAAAAACCCCTAGAGGGCTGTGTTTGTTCTCCCCATTGCCAATCGTGTTGACATTCTGACATAATGTACTCCAATCTCTGTCAATAAAACCTTTATAAAATAACAGTAAATAATGACTCACTCATTACTTACTGCCTGTAGACAAGTGCTTGTCTAATGAGTCAGGATTATTCGGGGCGGTGCCACTCCGTCCTATACCGCTGATGTTAACCAACACTAGCTAACACCTTCTCTAAAAGATTTATAAAATAAGCCGAATCCACACCCTAAAGTGCTTCATCGGTGGTGTTGACGTCGAGCTCTTCGTAATCGCACGTCTCGCAGTGAAGATACGTGTAGTCTTCCCCACGCGTAACGTGCACGAAGTCGTGCGTCAGACAATTCGGACACTTTGTCACGGTGACTCCTTTCAGTCTCTAAAACCTTTATAAATAAAGATGTATATAAAAAATTGGGGTCTTACGCCCTTGCTTGAGGGCAGCCCTTACTCAGCCAGCGATGTGGCGAGCGACGAAGACTCGTGCCTTGTGGAGCACTTCCTTCGTCTTCTTCTTGGCCTTGTCGTTTCGCTGCTTGCGCTTGAAACGGGCCTGTGCGAGATCGTCCATGTCTCACTCCTTCCTTCTATAAAACGTTTATAAAACACATATGTATCTCACTATCACGCACAGCTAAATAGTGAGATACATATAAAATAAAAATAAAATAAAGATTCAAGAGACATATAAAACAAACAGGACTTACCCATCAGCCAGGGGGTAGCTGATGGAGCCTGCGGCGTTAGACGAGAGCGTGGATCTCCGCCAGCTTGGATCCCTGCTCACGCATGATCTTGCTGATGGAGTAACGCGAACTGGACCAGTTCTTGAAGTACTCAGTACCCTCGTAGAACTGGATGTCGATTCGACCCGCACACGTGTGATCGATCACCATGAGAGTGGTCTCGGTCACTTGGATGTAGGCCTGCCCGCCATTGTAATGGCAAAGCATGTTCTCGGCTGCCGCCTTGTTGATGATCTCGTCCACTTGGGCGAGACTGATTGGCTGAAGTGCCATGACTACCTTTCCGCGTCCGTACTTGGGGTTCGGGACGCTAACAGTCTCTATAACATTTAAAGAAACATATATAAAAAAAGGAGGTTAAGCCCTCCCTAACGGGAGAGCTCCTCCTTCGCCTTGTCGACGGCGAAGACGATGCCGACGATTGTGACGAGGACGCCCAAGATGAACGTGTTCACCTTGAGCACCTTGAGATAGGCGGAAAAGTACGACATGGTGTTACCTCTTTCTGTAGTTGAATACCAGTCTATAAAACATTTAAAAGTATAAATATATATAAAACAAAAGGGACTTACACTGCTTGCGCAGCTGCCCTCGACATCAACCATACATGTTGAAGATGTCGTCTTCCGACATCTCGTCTTCATCGTTGAAGATGGACTTGATGCGGCTGACGATGTTGGTCTTGGTCACGAGGCAATAAGCCCCGAAAAACCAAATGCCCTTAGTGACCGCAAATGCGATCACTGTGTAGAGAGCAACCAAAAGTGACATGATGATACCTTCTTTCTGTAGTTACGAACACACGTCTATAAAACCTTTATACAATAAACAAATATCAAACAATGAGGACTTAAGCCCCTCCCTGACGCGGGGAGGGGCAGCCTCAGCTCAGTTGCCCGAAGGAAGGGCGAGCATCTCCGACTTCTTGCCGAAGGTGCGGGTCTTTGCGCGACGGCCGTAGCCCTGCGCGATGACCCCGAGCTGACGAGCCGTCTCTGCGTCGGCGTCGTGCTTGCGTGCAGCCTCGTTGACGAGCTTGGTGAGCTCCTTCTCGTTGAGGTGCGGGTGATTTGCGATCTTGTCTCGCAGTGACATGGTGTTACCTTCTTTCTGTAGTCGTGGATACATGTCTCTAAAACCTTTATAAGATAGGGATACCATCCCCCGGTGGGCTCGCTAAAGCATAGGTATCCCTATATAAAATACTATTACCCGCTTATAAATTTTCCCCCATTTTTCCTATATATAGACTTTATATATCCTTATACAGGTTAATATGACCGCCCAAAAAAAATCAGAAATATTTCCCTAAATGAGTTGACAGACACACATAACACCGATAGTGTGACCTCCGTAAAACAAAAAGGGCCAATCAAGGCCCCCGAAACAAAAAGGATAAAACAAATGCCACGTAAACCAAAAGACACAAATGCAGATCCAGAAAACTTCTACGCGCTAGAAAACACTACAGAAGTAGAAGAGTTCATTGAATCATATACTAATCAAGGTCTAGACTCCTATAGATCAGCTTATTCAGACTCTGACTACGATACAGATAACTACGGATACTCAGACTACTGATATCCACTACATCTATAATCAAAATCCCACTGGTAACAATGCCTAATTAATCAAAGGTTATATAATGAAAAATATAAGACAGAACAATCTCATCATAGGATCAGACAATCTCTTCAACGCTAAACATAAAGACAGTTTTTATAATTTGTTTAGAAATGAACATGATATCTTTATGTTAGAGAATCATAAGACAAGAGATGTGGACTTTATAGCAGAAGCTATTAAAGCTAAGATGAGTCTTGATTATAATCATAAAGTATTCATAGGATCAGGTGAAGATGTATATCTATTCTTTGATCTCTATTTGGAGTACGGCATCATCTTTGATGTGGCGATTTTGATTAATGGAACCTATTCCAATACAATCTACCTTGACCCAAGTAACTATAGATATACTGAGCTAGTAGATCAATTGTCTCACAATACTGAAATTTACAATTTGTATGGAAAGCTTTCTAGACATGAACAGCTAATCTTTGCAAAGGTAAATGAGAACATTCCTACATACATACCACCATCAATGTCTTCTAGATTCTCTCTAGAAGCTTATGGACTACTTGTATATGGATACTACGAGCAGACTGGTCTATCTAACCACATAGGTAGACTATCTTACTTATAAACCGAATTCACTGGCTTTCAGGCGTATTTGATAGACTTCTTTATCAGTAAGTCCTTTGACTACGTCTGAAAGTTCAGTTTCGGTCACTTCTGATATATCTAGTATCATTTCCCAGTCATCTATATCAATAAGATTAACCGTGATAACATCGCCTTCTTTATAGGCAGTGATGACACACTTATAGTTGTCTAGACCTTCGTAATCGTACTCTAAGATATCGCCAGCTTCTTCATCAAAAACTTGACCAAAGAACTTAAAAAGCAATTCCCATAGATTTTCATTCATATATTTCAGCCTATATACGTTTACTATTGATGTTATAGTAATGAAAAAGGGTGTATTATGGCAAGATTTTCATCAGCAGTAAAAGGTTTAATTCCTAAGTCAACAGGTGGACGTATGGCCCTAGGAGCTGGTGGAGCTCTTGGCGTAGTAGCAGGTGTCGCTGGATATAGAAATAGACAACCCAAAGGCATTCCTGTTATAGGTGATTTTACTAGTGTCGCTAGCCCTCAGAAACAATATGAATGGATGAGAGAAGGTGGATCATCTCATAGCTCAGCAGCAGGCTATATATCTTCGCAGTATCCAGACTACAATACAAGAACATTAAGAATGTAACTATGGCACCTCGTAAAACTAATAAGCCCAAAAAGACAGCTAAGTATTACAGCTCTAACCCAGAAGCTAAGGCTAAGAAAGACGCATACAACAAAGCGTTCAATAGAAAGTCCGATCAGCTAGCTAAAAGACGTGAGTTAGCATCAGAAAGACGCAGACGTGGGATTATGGGTAAAGGTGGCCCTGATATGTCACACACTAAAGATGGCAGAATGGTCCCCGAATCGCCCACTATTAACCGTGGCCGTAATCGTGGTAAGAAGTAATTAATTATAAAAAAAATTACAAAAAATTTGGCGGCGGGAAAAGCCTCAATTATTCTTGATTATCTGAATCCACCGGTGTAGGTTCTTGATCATCATCACCGAAGTCTTCCATCCACTTCTCTCCATCAAAGAATTTTGTAACAGACCAAGGATCTATTCCTTCTTTTCCCTTAGTTGTTTTTCTTGATTTAGCTAACGCCATCTTCTGTCTCTTCTATCCAATTGTCACCGCATTCTCTGCAGGTAACATCAAACTTTTGGCATGTTGCGCCTTGTTCTTTGGGTAGAGGGTTGATCAGAACGTCCATTGGATATGGACAGTCTGGACAAGGTTCTAGATTAAGTTTGTGGTTCTTCATCTTTTTTCTCTGGTGAATTTACTTGTTGTAATATACTGTCGTAAAGACTTTCATCTTCCTTTAGCTTATTAATAGCGTTTTCTCTACCCTGAGAGAACATCTCGCCTTTATAGTAAATCCATGCGCCCTTTTGTGAAAACAATCCAGACATAAATCCTAGATCCAATAAAGATCCATACATATCTACACCCTTACCGTAATAGATGTCAAATTCTGTAACCTTTAATGGTGGGGCCATCTTGTTCTTAATAACCTTAGCTTTTACCTTAATGCCGATCGATTCTCCAGCTTTATCTTTGATATCTTCTTTCTTTCTAATATCAATTCTTACTGAGGCAGCATATGGTAGTGCTCTACCACCTGGTGTGGTTTCTGGGTTTCCAAACATAATACCAATCTTCATTCTTAGTTGATTAATGAAGATGACTAACGTTTTATGTTCGTTGGCAAGTGCTGTAATCTTTCTTAATGCTTTAGACATCATACGAGCTTGTAATCCCATTTGATTAGCTTCCATATCGCCTTCAAGCTCTGCTTTAGGAACAAGTGCAGCAACTGAGTCAACAACAATCATTCCAACTTCACCAGTCTTAATAAGCTTGTCTACAATCTCTAAAGCTTGTTCGCCGTAGTCTGGTTGAGCTAATAACAATTCGTCTAAGTCCACACCTAATGCAGACATATAGACTGGATCTAATGCATGCTCAGCATCAACATACGCACAACGAATACCTTGCGATTGTGCTTGTGCAACTGCAGATAATGCAATTGTTGATTTACCTGACGACTCTGGTCCGTAGATTTCTACTACCCTTCCTCTAGGAAGGCCACCAATGCCAAGTATCTTATCTAGTGTTGGAGCACCTGTTGAAATTGAAGGCCAAGATTCAATATTAGATGAACCGAGTTTCATAACTGCGCCAGTGCCAAACTGTCTTTCTAGCTGCGCAATAGCTAGTTCTAGTGTTTTAGATTCTTCCATACATAGATTATATCACAACCCAAACTGCTTCACTACAAGCAAATGATGATACAATATAAGCATTATGTGTTTAAAGAAAAAGAAAGAAGATTTATATGTCAAGAAAAGTTGATTTGAATTTTGATTACAGAAGAGCAGTTCTTTTACTCAGAGATCGCATTAACACTCCGATGGATCTACAAAAAATTTGGGCGTTTTGTGGACCGTGTAAAGAGGATTGTCCTGACATAGAAAAAATTTCTGACGAAAATTCTTGATTTTACTTGACAGGTGTGGTTATAATTGATTACTGGATCAAAACTAGTTCTAAGTATTTATAATATACTTACTCAAGTAAACAGTAAGAATACTCTGGAAAGAGAAACTCTTAATTACTATAAGGATCATCAGGCAATTTTTAATGTAAAAAGGCGCCCAAGATGAAACTTTATCAAATATACTTTCCAGAACTTGCAACCTACGTAAAGTATAAGGCGCTGACTCCAGAAGAGATAGAAATGCTAATAGTAGACATTTCTTCTAAAGGCGATAAAGATTTCAAAAAGCTTATACTAGAAAACGTAGTACATAACTTAAAGACAGATATTGCAGAAGCTTTAAGATTAATGGCTAGAGCCTCTGCGGAAAGAGCTATTGAGGCATTATACAACGGATGCGTAGCTTTAAATCCTCGGATTAGATGTTGATCTGTGGATCAATCTTGCTTACTCAAAAGCTGTTGATATAGATGATCTTGACGACAGTATATTTGATGAAAAACTTGCCAAGAAATTTAAAGATGCAAAAAGCAAGAAACAGTCCACCAAGGGAAAACTTAAAAGAATATCTAGACAAAGATTTTTAGGGTTAGAAGGACATCTTACTTCCAATATTATTGGACAACAAGATGCCATAAGTTCTATAATTTCTGCTTTAAAAAGATCACAGGTAGGATTAAATGACAAGAATAGACCACTAGGAGTTTTCTTGTTTGCTGGGTCTTCTGGGGTTGGCAAAACACATTTAGCAAACACTCTTCATAAATATCTTTTTGGTGAAGAATATCCTATGGTCAGAATAGATTGTGGTGAGTTTCAGCATAAACATGAAAACCAAAAGCTTATAGGTTCTCCTCCTGGATATATTGGTCACGATGAAGGTGGTCAGTTGGTTAACTTGGTGAAAAAGAATCCATCAACCGTTGTTTTATTAGACGAAGTTGAAAAGGCTCACCCAGATTTATGGAATACTTTTTTGCGAGTTTTTGAAGATGGAATACTTACTGATGGTAAAGGTGAGGAGGTTAATTTTCAAAACACAATTATTATTATGACAACTAACCTAGGTAATGAAAAAACAGTTGATTTCTTATTAGGTTCAGGAACTGGTTTTAATAGAAACATTAATTATAAGCTTGGAACAACTCAATCTCCTCCTAAAGAGTTAGTTGAGAAGAACACTTTGGAGGCAATTAGAAAACATTTTAGACCAGAATTTATAAATAGATTAGATAAAATTGTTGTTTTTAATCATTTAAAACAAGAAGATCTTGAAAAAATAGCAGAATTAGAAATGTCGGTAATTATAGATAAGCTTTCTAAAAAAGGATATTCAGTAAGTTATACTCATTCTGTTATATCTGCTCTTTTGGCTAAAGGTGTTGACACCGTTAAAGGTGCAAGAGGTCTTTCTCAAATTAGAAGAGAGCAAATGGAAGATAAACTTGCAGACATACTAATTAAGACTATTCCACCAAGAGGATCTTTGTTTGAAATATCTTATAAAGATAAAGAAGATAACTTTACTTTTACGATAAAACGACCAGAAAAACAAACAAAAGTAGAAAACTAAACTTACTATTATAAGCATAAGCACCTAAAGGAGAATTTATGGGCATAATGGGCAATTTAAATTCAACTATGGGAAGAATTGGCGCTGGCATATCTGGCAAAATACCTCAGATGAGAGCAGGAATGTCAAGCGGTGCTGCTATGACTAGAAACGTTGGCAGAATAGGCCAAGGTTATATGCAAAGAGGCGCTACTAGAGCTGGCTTAAATAATTCTTCTACCAGAAACAAGGTAATTGGCTATGGGGCAACAGCAGCAGCAGGCGGTCTTGGCTATGGTGCATATAGAACTTCAAGAGGTAGGCGGAAGTCAAAATCAGCCTATTAATCCAATTTAATTTAAATATTTTAAGGAGATAAAAATGGCAATTCCAGGAATGTCATCAGGAGCTAAGCATTTTGCCAGAAACAGCGCAATGGCCCAAAGAGTAGCAGGTGGATTAAACACTGCAGCAGGTAGGGTTGGACGGAGCGGGACCTCATATAATGGGAGCAGGCCGTGGCATGAGAGGTAACGCAGCAGGTGCACTAAGTAAGATGGCTCAATACCCACGTAGAACAATGGCAGGCGGCGGTGCAGCAGCTTTAGGTGCTATGGGCTATAGTTCACAGCGTCGTAGAGGTAGTCAGAACTACCCAATGTACTAAGGTGGTTAGTCTATGTTAGCAGGAATGCGTAGAGCTGTTTCTAGTGGAGCTAGAATGGCAGGCAAAGGTGCAACTAGATTTGCAGGCTATCAAGGCGGTCGTTCTTTCTCTAAGATGGGTCAGGCTAGAATGGGAGCAGCTGCAGTGGGATTAGGTGCAGCAGGAATGCACACTAATTCTAAAAGAGGTGGCTATAAAGCTGGATATATTCCAAAGTCTTCAGCAACTATGGGGCTTCAACCAAAATCTAGTGGGGGTTCTACTTTTCTTTAAAGTTTTATGTTATATTATATGTGTTAAATTTAAAATGTGGAGATTATGTTATGAATAACTGGAAAAATTATATTAATGAAAATGGAAGTTTTGAACTTCCTAATTTTTTATATAGAACAATTAATGAATTGATGAAACAAGCTTTAGATATGGGAACTCTTCTTTCGGAAGATCAGTATAAGCTTAGGTCATACAAAGAGCAGACTAAGAAGATATTTAAACAGAAATGGTTTTCTGTAGCAGAGGCTCTAGAGTTTTTTGGGCTTATTGAAGAGTGTGTCTGCAAAGAATCTGTAAAAGATAATTATTGTGACGTATGCAAGGGAGCTAGATATGTTATTAGTTCTAGTCTTTCTCCTGATGAGATGAGAGAAATAGGCGTGTTTGTTAACGCAGGTCAAGATGTCAAAATAATGGACAAACTGCAAAAGAGTTTGTTTGAAGTATTAAATGAAGTGCAGTAGATGTTATTCAGAAACTGAAGTTGTTTCAGAATATTATGATTTTGAAGATGAAGTATTAACTAGAGATAGATATTGTTCTACTTGTAATTCTGTCTTAATAGAAAAATTCTACAAAAATAATAGATATGTTAGCGATTGGATAGACATCAATGTCAGAAATAGAGAAGAGTAAAGACAAAGAGTCTTTTATTAAAAGCTTTGAATCATTAAGACCAGATTTGTTTTTTCCAGAAGAATGGACAGATTCTCAGATACAACAAGCTACTGATCTTGTTCGTCCGCAAAAAACAAGAACATCAATGTTCGCATCTATACCAATGAGATGTGAAGGCGAAAGATGTATATTTGCACAAACTTGTCCATTATTAAAAGAAAGTCTTGCTCCAAAAGGAAATCCATGTCCTATAGAAATGTCCATAGTTTCTCAATTTACTACCGAGTACATGCATCAATTGGATGTTAGTCCTGATAACTTAGTAGAAGTTTCTATGGTTAGAGATCTTGTTGATCAAGAAGTTCAATATATAAGAAAAACAAAACTCCTTGCAAAAGAACATTTTATTCAAGAGAATGTTGTTGGTATTGATTCAAATACTGGTGAACCAATATTGAAAAAAGAATTGCATTTAGCTGTTGAACTAGAAGACCGTTTGCATAAAAGAAGAAAAGATCTTCGCAATCAACTATTAGCTACAAGAGAAGCTAGAGCAAAAGTTGGACAAGTTCAACTTGATACCGCACAAGCCATATCTGAAATTATATATAAAGTTCAAAATATTGAAAAAGAAAACAACAAGATTCTTCGTCAAAAACTAGGAATTGTTGAAGTTGATGAATATATTGAGTCTCAAAAAGATATAGAAGATAATGGCTAAGATAACTCCACGAATTGGCTATCAAGGTATAGTTGATCTGTCCCAAAAATTAGCTCCACTAGCGCATCAAGGTTTAAGACCTCAGTCAGATTTATCAACTGGTAGAATTGTAATAGGGCAGCAATCTTTAGGTGATATATATGGAGATGATTTTCTTAATAGAGCTGTAAATTTTCAGAGAGATATTTTTGAAAGATTAACAACAGGAGCTACATCTTCTAGAGATTTATTATCATTGGGTGGTTCAAACTTTTTTAATCAATCAGATCCTCTTACTGTAACTAGATTAAAATCATTATTCCTTGCGTCAAATGCAACGATTGACTTAAGAATGTTTAATACAGGAACGCAAAGAGAGTTTGCTGAGAGATTTACAAATGAAGTTATGCAATTAGGTAATGTAATTAAAGGTGTAGGATTACCAGCATATTCTTCGGCAACAAGCAACGTATATAATCAATTTTTTAATTATTTAGTAAATACAACAGAAGGGGCTTCTATAGAAGAAGGAATTAGCCCAATGATGACAATGTTGGGAAGAACTTCTATAAATATCAAGAGAAGATTTGGTACTTCAGATAGTTTAGAAACTGTGCTTCACACTCCTAGATCCTCAATAAAAAGCGCACAAGGTTTTCTAGAAGACTTTGCTCAACGGAAGAAGAATGCTTGAGTTAAGATCTCCAGATTTATTAAGTGGTGGAGCAAATAGGTTAAATGTTTATGGGGTTAATTTCGGGAAAGCAAGAGCATTAACTGAATTGGGTTACTACAACGCAGCACAACACGACATTGGTGTTGGAGAAATTTTTAATATTATTACAGCTGACATTGAAACTACTGGGATAACATCTCAGTCTCAAACAAGAAGCATTTCTTACATGAAGAGAAGAGCTAGATATACTTCAGACGGAGCAATAGAATATTTAGATGAAATTGATCCAAGCAATGTGAAAACAGTACATCTATCAACCAGAAGAATGAATCAAGCTCAGGCCAGATATGTTAATCCAGATGGAACTGTAGAGATGTTGCCACTAGGAGAATACTCTTTGGCCAAAGAAGCTCTTCCTGGAGAAACAATAGTCGGAGGGGCAAGATCTAATCTTCCTGGTCTAGCAGCAGATGCCTCAGCCTCTGATGTAGCAAGAGCTCAAGCAGATGAAATTACAAAAGTATTAAATGAGTTTACTGGATATGATGAAACGACAAGGTCTATAGTTAACAAGGTGAGGTTAGAAGGTCATAACTTAGCAAACTTTGACACAAAGTTTTTAGGAACTCATCTATTATCTCTTCATGATCAGATAGAGGGTCGGACTAAGTCCAGAGCATCTTCAGGCTTTAGAGAGATTTGCTCAGCTAAGGGTGGATAATCCATTCTATGTAGTGGATACAATCAATGCTTTGCACCACTCAGTTGGAGAACAAGCCTCGTCAATTGAAAACATATTACGAAATGCTGGAGTGAGAAGCGATGAAGGTATTCTTGAGACCATAACAAATTCTTTGTTAGATGAAACTTTAAGAACAAAAAGTGCTTTAACTGGAGAAGCAGCAGGAAGATTAACTGTAGAAAATACAATATTAAACACAAATCTTCTTCAACTAATAGAAGATGAAGGGTTATCAGATAACTTCTTGAATCTAATGGAACAAAGAGGAACTCACTCATCTGTAGTTGACACTGTTATTCAGGGTTATATGGGCAAATATCTAGAGTCTGGTCAATTAAAAATTGGAATTGCAGACCACGAATTAGTTTCCATATTAGAAAGTCATGGGGAAACACAAGATGTAATAGACAGAGTTGTTCAAGGGTTAAGGTCTCAAGGCCATGTTAAAGAAGGTGCGTATAGTGCTTTTCAAAAATTAGTTAGAGCCAAAGCAAAGAGCGGTGCAGCAATAACACTAACTACAAACGTAAGAGATATGTCAATGTTCTCTGATGAAGCATTTGAATTTTTATCAAAAACAAATCAAGGCTTAGAAAGAGTTACTTTATCTGTAGGAATTGATGAGATGCGAGCATTTGGCTTGGGCGACTCTCTTCCAGAGTCTTTTGAGGGAACTCTTAGATATTCTAATGGTCAATTTAGAGTTGGTAAACAAGTTGTTCAAGAAGACATAGCAAGAGCTCACATGGTCCAAGTCTTGCAGGACGCAAGAAATAATGTTACAGAATCTCTTACTTTAGGTGGAGATGCGTCTACAGGAATACCTGGAAAAGTTCGCCAAATAAATACAGCTGCTAGTAAAATACAAAACGTTAATATAACTAATTTACAATTATCACAAGCAGAAGAAATTCTGTCCCAAAGAAGATCTGGAGTAACTGTTGGTACACCTCTTGCATCTAGGACTCTTGATCAACAAGAAGAGGCATTAGAGACTACTAGTCAAATATTTAAAAAACAAATTGCAGACACTGGTGAAATAATCTATGGAAATGGTCAAATTGAAAATTATCAGAGACTACTTTTGGAAAGGGGATTGCCATTTGCAGGTCAAGATGTAAGAACTCGTGTAATTTCAACAGAGCTATCTAAAGCAACCACTGATATTGGAGAAGCTATTTTAACTGCTCAAGGTAAAGCTCCCATTGCAAGAAATATAGAGGCAATGGCTGAATATGGTTTTTCTTTTGCTGTAGGACAAGGAAGAGAAGGATCTGATGCATTTGCTAAGTTAGGAATGGAAGCTAGAGACGACGCTAAAATATTCTCTACATTTGTTTTGGATGACGTATCAAACGCAAACTCAAGATTAATAATTCCATGGGAACACTTTAGGGAACTAGAAATAAATGTCAATGGAAAAAGCTTAAAATTTGGATCTCAAGAATACATTGAAAGTAGTGCATATAAGATGCACATGTCTATGCCACAACTACAAGCTAAAGATCAAGATATAGTAAACTTTGTCTTTCATCATCAATTTAACAACGAAGATGAAGCTCAAGCCGTAATTAGGCAAATACATAAAAGGGTTTTACCAAATCAAGTTGAGTTAGACGATTTTAGGGGAACTCAAGCACTAAGTCAAATACAAGAAGCTATTCTAAATAAAACAAAAAACCCCGCTGGTTTAGAAGGCGTTCAACTTAGTAGGGATCAAGTAGCTAAATTAGCTATGTCTACAAGAGAAGACGCATTAGACGAATTTGGCAAAGAAGTTGTTGATGCCTATGATGCAATAGTTGCTCAGCAAGCAAGAACTTTAATGGACGAAAGTACTGGTGGAATTGTTGCGCTTTCGGTAAGAGGAGAAAACGCTGCCGCAGTAAAACAAACTTTTGAAACACTTGCTGAAGAAACAAGTGGTCTAGGAGATCAACCCCTTAAAACATTTGATATGAGAATGGTTGAGACAACAGAAGAAGGTGCAGTTCTCAGAGTGCGAAACGCAGAAGCGGATTTGTTAGCAGCTCAGATTTCTGGAGATGTAGCAATTGCAGAAGTTGGAGAAGCAGCAGAAGCAGAAAGAGTAGCTTTGCAGACTAGATTAGATGAAGAGATTGCAAAGATTGAAAGAGAAGCACAGCAAGCTGCTGAAATGCTTCCACAACGTCAACAACAACTGCAACAAGTTCAATCTCAAGTTGATGATTTAACAACAGGATTTTCTTCATTAGATGAACTTACAGGAGATTCTTTAGAAGAGTATGGAAAACTACAGGACGAAATTGCAAGAATAAGTGGACAAATAGACAATGCAAATACAGCAATTGGTCAAAAAGAAACTTTGCTTGAAAGAGCTCAAGCGCAATATGATCAAGATCTAGCAAATATTGGAACAACAAAAAATGTAGAAGCTAAAGTAATTTCTGATTTTGATGATGAAGCTCAAAGAGCTTGGAAAGAAGCTAAAGAAATAGCTCCCAAACTACCTAAAAAAACCAGAGATGCAATAGTAGAAGCTGGAAACAAAGTACCTACAGCAGCTGATCCATTTATTGAACGTGGTTTTAAATTTATGGAAAGAAATAGAAATACTATTCTTGCTGGAGCTGCATTAGTTGGAGTAGGTTTATTTTTAGCTAAAAGAAAAAATAAACAAGATCAAGAAGAAGTCTTTGAAGAAACGCTTCAAATGGGAGAGCCTCAAGAGGAACAAAGAAGGTTTGGGGCACAAGATGCGTTACTAAATGCTAGGAGATATAAAACTACTGCAGACCCATTGGTTACGGCTGGGGTTGTTGGCAATTTAGATAGAAATAAAATTGGACATCATAACATGAGTCCTCGTAAACATAGTCATTTATTTAGAGGTTAAAAATGGGAGTACTAGGTTCTGTAGGAAAATCAATCTACAAGGGAGCAACTTCTAGAGTGGGTGCGGGCATGATAATAGGTGGTGCAGCAGCAGCAGGTTTATATAAAACCGCAGCAAGACCCGCAATGGATGCAGCAATGGATGTTGCTCTTGGTGATCCAAATGCAGATCAACATTTTGTTGGAGAAAAACTTTCTCCTTTAGTTTTTGGTGCTGGCGCAATTGGTGGTATGGCTGGCGCTGCAAAACTTGCATCTCCACAATATTATCAAGACTTTATGCCTCCAGTTAAACCTGCTGTTGGAGTAGGGTTAACTGGTGGTATAGGAGTATTAGCTGGCGGTTTAATGGGTAGAGGATTTTTAGGAAAAGGAAAAGGAGCTCTAATAGGTGGTGCAATTGGAGGAGCCTTGGGTCTAGCTGGTTATGGAAAACTTGCAGCAAATAGAGCAGCACAAGGTGAAAATACTCCTTACGCAGGAAATAGAAGATTAAATCCAAATACTTTAAATTATGATGACTACGAAAACACTCAAGGGTATTTAAGAAACTCTTCTCTTGCTATGGCTAATAAACTAAACAGCCATGGAGATATTGTTTTCGGAATGCATAATATGAGAAGAGGATATTAATGATAGGAAATACTAAAGAAATGGTTGCAGAAGAAGCTGCTAACATAGGTGGTTTTCCTGGGCTAGCCATGAAAATGGCAGAAACTACAGAATCTTTAGGAGTTCTTAATAATCCTTTGTTTTTTGCTGGCTTTAATAATTATAGATATCAACAAACTCTTATTAAAGGTGGGTTTAAAGATTCTAGGTTTTTTGGAATAAGAGCTGGAAGTAGAAGAGCTGGATTAAGAAGCTTTCGGAGCTGGAGAATTATTTCCTACAGATTTAAATTCTAGTTCTTTTTTTGGTGGAAGAAATATTTTTGGGCAAACAACTAGAAGAGGACAAAAGTTTTTAGACAAAGCAGCTACGGGATCTAGAGGTGGAATAAGATCTGCAGTAGCCCCTGTGGGTAGAGGTTTTAGAACAAACTATAATCCATTCAATATGATGAGAGGTCGATTTAGTGACCTTTCAGTTTTTGGTGCAGGGCATGGAGCTAACTTTTATGCTCCAAACCAAGGTGGTTTCTTATCTGGTATTGGAAATATTGGGTCTAAAGATAATCCAAGATTTAGCGGTGGAGTAATTGGTAGGCTCGGTGCTATTTCCAAAATGGAAAGATTAGCTGATAAAGGTAGTGCAAGAGCTGCAGCAAGATTAGGCAAGTTTGACATGAACTTAGCTAGAGTCATGGCCATGAATAATCCACAAGCTTTAGTAGCGCCCGGATATGCTAGAACATTGGCTACTACAACAAGTTCTTCTCTTCCAGCCGGAATGAGAGGAACGGCAGCAAGTAGATTAGCAGCAGCTAGAGCTACAATAGCCACTCCTGCAGGAGCTCGTGCAGCAATTGAAGCTGGACACATGAGTTCACTTGGTTTATCTTTAACTGGTGCATCAGGAGCAGCAGCTGTTACAAATGGAATGCGCAGAGTTGCCTTAGTAGAAGGTACTAGAGGCACCTACTCTAAGAGGTTTATGCAGAACATACTAACTTCTGGTGGCGGTGCTGAAATGAGAACTATGGGTGCAGTTGGTCGAACTGTAGGGTTCGGCGTAGAAAACATTGCAATGAACGAAACTGCAGAAAAACTTATTAGACCTTTGGCAGGTGCTTTAGAAAAAAATCCAGCTTTAATGAATAGAGCTGTTGGAAGAGGAATAACTGGATCAACACACTTAGCATCTTCCTTAGCACCTGAAATAGTATCTGCTAGAACAGGTCTGGCAGCAACTCAGATAGTTGATCAAGGGATTATTAAGAGTCTTGGTGTTAGAGGAGCAGCACAAGCTGCTAGAGTAGGTGGAGCCAGAGTTGGTCTTGCAGTTGCTGGAGAAGCAGCATTAGCTGCTATTCCTGGTGTAAACTTAATATTTGCAGCTGACATGGCTTTCCAATTAGCTAAGTTAGCTGGATTAGGAGTTAAAGCAGGAATCAATTTAGCAAAAGATGGACTAAAGTCAATGCAGGGAACAATGAATAATGATGTTTTTGGCAATGGCTATAAAGACAATGAAGTAGCAGCGACTTCAAGAGCAAGAGGTGTTATGGCAATTCAAAATAGTAGAATGAATGCTAGATCATTACTTGGTTCTGAGGGCGCTATGATGGCAGCACATTTCGGATAAAATATGTTTGATAATACAAAAGAATTTAGAGATCAATTAAGAAAACTTTCTAGAGAAGATCTTCTTGATATTATTCAAGAACAAAACCCAGAAACTATTAAACAAATTAATAGAATTGAGTGGGTATTTGAAAATAAGCTTCAGCATCTTTCTTGGAATGATGGTACTCCAATATTAGGTAGGCCATTAACTGTCAATGAGTTATCTCTTCTTGTTGAAGAGCCATTTGAGATTAATAATGAACTATTAAATATGCGGAGTTTCTGCAGAACAACAAAGGCAAATACACATTGCTAAAGACCCTTGTAGATGGGCAAGACATTTTTTAGCTGCAGAAACAAGAGTTTATCAAACGCTTATATTAAGAGATCCAGCTTTAAGAAAAGTCTTAAGAGCTGGTCGTCGTTTGGGCAAAACTTTTAGTATGGCAGTATATTTGCTTCACTATAGTTATACTCATAAAGATGGTAGATCATTGGTTATTGCGCCAATGAAAACTCAGGTTGAATTAATCTATCAAGAAATTTTACGTTTAGCATCAAAGAGTGAATTAGTAACAAATTCTATATCAAGAAAAGTTACATCTCCTCAATTTATGATTCAATTTACAAATGGGTCAACTATTAGATTCTTCACATCTGGCATGAGATCTGGAGGAAAGTCTGACGTAGCAAGAGGTCAGGAGGCTCATGTCATCGTGCTTGACGAAATGGATTATATGAATCCAGACGACCTTGACGCACTATACGCAATGCTTCAGAAAACAGCAGAAGATCAACCAGATAAAGTATTAATTGGAGCCTCTACACCAACTGGTAGAAGAGAAAGATTTTGGGAATGGTGTAGATCTGAAAGATTTAAAGAGTTCTGGTTTCCTTCATACTGTAATCCATTTTTCACAAAAGACCAAGAAGATGAGTTTAGAGAAGAGTATTCAGAATCTGGTTACAGACATGAAATTGAAGCAGACTGGGGAGAAGACTCAGAAGGAGTTTATCCTAGAAAGTATGTAGATAAAGCTTTTATAGAACCTTCTTGGAATTATATTCCTGAAATTACTTCAGCAAGAAATTTTTACACAATAGGAGTTGACTGGGATAAATATGGAGCAGGTACTAACATAGTTGTTCTAGAAGCTTGTCATGAAACATATGAAGAAGAACGTTTTAGAAACAAAGTAAAAGTTGCCTATAGAGAAGAAATTGCAAAATCAGAATACACATTAACAACTGCAGTAAGTAGAATTGTTGAGCTAAATAATGCGTTCAATCCTAAGTTTATATATGTAGACAGAGGATTTGGAGAGGTTCAAGTTGAACTTCTTCATAAGTATGGAGTAGAAAATCCATCTTCAGGTTTAAGAGATAAGGTTAAGGGAATTAGCTTTGGTGAGTCAATAGAGATTAGAGACCCATATACAAAACTTCCAGTTAAAAAAGAAATAAAGCCATACATGGTGGATAACCTTAGGCAATACTTGGAAAGAGAAGTTCTTGTATGTCCAATTTCTGATGAAGAATTATATCTTCAATTAATTTCTTATGTTGTAGTCAGAACAACACAAAGTGGTAGACCAGTTTTTGAAGCAGGAGGATCTGCAGTAGATCACGCACACGATGCACTCATGCTTGCGCTACTGGCCATAACACAAAATTATGGAGAGTTTAGTAAAGTAAAAGTTGCTACAAACACTAGCACATTTTCTAACACATTCTTTATGCCAAAGAATGAACCAGACTCAGATTATAGTGACGAGAAAAAAACCTCTAGTTCTTATATAGCAAATAATAGAGCTGGAAAGGTTTCTCCAGCTGGATTTGGAAGAACATCATCTAGAAAAATATCTAGAAAAACATTTTAGGAAAAAAATATGTCTATAGAAAATATTGGCCAAATACAACAAGTCACTTCAGATATTTTTGGAGATTATGGACTTAATGGTGTATCTCTTCAGTCAGAAGATACCTATAAAAGAAAGCTTAATCCCGCAGAAAATAAAAATAGCATTAGTTTTTTAACATCTGGTTCAGACCAAATATATACAATACCCCTTGCTTCGGTAAGGAATGAAGCATTAGCTGTGTTTAAGTCTTTGAATATCTTCATAGAAGATATGGATAATATTTTAGAACAAGTTAATCTAAAATCAGATGCGTCACCAGTCTTAGAAGAAACACACGTACATATTTGGTCAGAAGTACTAGGTTCAAATGAACAAGAAATAGATTTCCCTTTATTTGTTGGTTATCAAGAATATTTATACGCAGAAAAGCATCAATGTAGAGCATGTAGAAAATTTATCAAAGAATATAATAAGTTAATTTCAACTACTACTTTTGGTCATTTATTTACATTTAGAAAAATAGTGATTGGATTAGCTAACGAAGCAAACAGAATATTAATTTCATTACAGGAGGACTTTAGCTCAGATTATGAAGATGAATCACAACAACAAATCGCAGCGTATTACTCATATTGGCTCAAAATGGCCTCCCACTACAAGAAGCTCTTTGAACAAACGATACCGTCAAGACCAACACTTCTCCCAGAATCCGAAGTGGATCAAATCTCTAAAAGGCAAGCAGCTCAATTTCAAACATTTTTTTCGATCAGAGTAAATTCCGAAACAGTAAATATAGAAAATCAATTATTTAATTTATCAAAGGACCTAATAGAAGACTGTAACGTATTTTACGATCAGTTTATTAGTCCAGTTTTAAGATTAAAGTCAAAAGTTATAAGCGACTTATCTTTGGACATTAGAACTACCAATATGGCATCTACTCTTCCTAAATTAGCAGAAGAAACAATTACTGCCCTTTTGACTATAGATGGAAATTTTAAATCAGTTTTAACAGACTTGTTAGAAAGAAGAAATTTATTAATTAAAAAAATAGACTCTTTATATCAATCTGTTTTAAGTAGAAGAAAATATATTTTATATATTTCCCAATTAGCTTCCAAAGCTTTGTCTAAAAATAAAATTGTAAGTGATGAATTTGATCCAAAATATTCTGATATTCTAAAGCAAATTATTATAGATAGAGAATCTCAAGTTGTAGCTTTTGGATCTAGTCATTCAGCTTTTTCTGACCTTTTAGAAGACAGTCATCCTCAGTATTTGATGAAGTCTGGTGGAAAGATTACTGGAAATATTGAAGTTGAAGATGGGATTAGTATTGATGGAGTACAAATCTCTAAACATTCTCATGACGGTTCAGATGGTACTCCAAGAATTAAATCTATAGACATAGATTACGACTCAATAAGAGACATGAACAAATCTGACAAGATGCTGAATATTAATGATGATTTAAATGTGCAGATTGAATCATATAATATTGATATACTAGATGGAGGCACTCCAGTAGTAGACGCAGTGGTCGCAATAGAAATTCCAGACTACCTTTATGGTAGATATGATTTTGAAATTTTATATTTAGAAATGTAGAAAAATGACTTGGTTTAATTACGCATCATCAGACACTGACATAACACAAGAGCCAGCTACTCCTAGTTATTTATCACCTCCACTAAAAAGATCAATATCTTTTCCTAGTATTGAACAGCAGATCCACGCAAATGATTGGTTGTTTGTTGAAAATTCAAGTCAACCAATTAATCAAATCTACTTAAATGATTTGTCAACAGAAGAACAAGACCATTCTTATGTAGTTGTCTGCGAAAATGAAAGTAACTCCTATGATGCTACTCCATTGTCAACCACAATAGTTGACGGTTATATATATTTTAAATCAAAGAAAGATCATCAACCAGGGCAAATATTAAATTATCAATATAGTCTTTATTATGGAAAAGACTACATTAAGTACATAGAGGCTACGCCGATATATGCTGCAGATACAGAAGACTATGAATATATATATATTCAAAATTCACAAGCAACAATTAACTATTATCTAGATTCAGATAATTCACAAAATTATGCACAATACAGTATTCCATCTTCTTCCGTTGACTTTTATCAAACAACTATAGATTCTACTAGTCAAGAAAAATATTTAATGAATTATTTTAACAAAGGAATTGATTGGATTGATAACGTTAGTCAAAGAATTGGTAGTAAAATAAGTGCAAGTTTTGAAGGACCTAATATAAAAGTGGTTGGAACAAAATCTCCAAATAGTGGAATTTTTAAATATAGAATAATTGAAAAGTCTGAAGAAATTGAAATAGTAAAAATTGATTGGACTAATGTAGATTGTTTTTCTACATCTAATCAATTAACAGAATTAATACTATTAGATAACTTAGAATATAAACAATACTATATAGAAATAGAAACCCTATCAGATAAAAATAGTTTATCAACTGGTAACAGCATAAATATTGAAGAAATTCAATTTTTAAAGAATTATTACCTATCGCTTGGGGAAGAGCAAATTAATCCAGATCTATCTTTTATATCTATTGGAGGCCTTAGATAATGACAGTCATTAAGAAAACAATACAAAACCTAAAACCTCGGAAAACAATATCTTCTTAGTGTAAGGCCAAAAGATGCAGACTTAAATACGACACTTGATCCTTCTGCTGCTATTAGGTTTGTTGTCCCTACTAATACAGATGCTCCAGAATCTGTTTCCAACTTACAGCTCTTATCATCATTTAAGAGTGTTATGTTTGTGTTTAATAATACAACTCAAAAAGACATATCAGCTTATATCTACGAATTATATGAAGAAGATCAAATAGTTAATCCAAATGCCGGAATATATGAACTAATTGAAAACGCAGAGCCAGTAAGTTCAGGTCAAAACAATGCAAGTGTTTTTGCAATCAATGTTAACGGAAGTTATGTAGACGAAAATGGCGTTGAACAAAAAAAGCATTATTATGGAAGAGTTAGACTTTTAAATACTTCTGGAGTGTATGGATCTTGGACTCCAGTAACTAGAACAGATATAGAAACTGAATTAATTGATGAGCAATACATTGTTAGTTTAACCGCAGATAGAATTAAAGCAGGAGAAATAGAATCGGCAGCAATTGTATTGGGTGGGGCAACTCCAACATACACTATTATCAAATCAAAAACTTATGATACATCTTCTGGAATGCAAGGTTGGTATATTAGGGGTGATGGTCACTTTGTTCTTGGTGGATCATCTGGAATATCTTATAATGGCAGTACCGTTACAATTGGTTCAGGC